GGAACGGGTCGGCAAGGGTGCCGCTCCGGACGTGTTCCGTGCCGTGGACTGGGAGCCGCTTGAGGTCTCCCTCGTGTCCATTCCCGCTGACGTGACCGTCGGCGTCGGACGCACCAGCGGCAGCGATTCCGCTCCCGTTCTTGTTCATCAACTTCGTGAGGAAACTCCCATGGAAAATATCCAGCCTGCAGTTGCGCCTGCGCCGGCTCCTGCCGTCGACGTGCGCGTTCTTGAAAATGACGTCCGCAACCGCGAGCTCGATCGCGTGCGCGGTATCCGCAAACTCGGCGACACGTTCAAAGTCGCAGACATGGCCGAGCGCGCCATCGGTGACGGCGTTGGCCTCGACCAGTTCCGCGCCAACGTGATCGAGCACCTGGAGCGCACGCGTCCCGTGCCGTCCAGCGAAATCGGCATGTCCGAGCGTGAGGTCAAGTCGTTCTCGTTCGTGCGCGCCATCCATGCGCTCAGCAACCCGACCGACCGCCGCGCGCAAGAAGCTGCCGCATTCGAGTTCGAGGCCAGCCGTGCGGCTGCCGAGAAGCTCGGCCGCGCCAGCCGTGGCATCACCGTGCCCGTGGACGTTCTCGCTCGTGACCTGCTCGTCGGCACCACGACTGCTGGCGGCCACACCGTGCAGACCGATCTGATGGCAAACGACTTCATCACGCTGCTGCGCAACCGCAGCTACATGATGCAGGTGGCCACCGTGATGTCTGGCCTGAATGGCAACGTGGCGATTCCCCGCCACACCACCGCAGCAACCGCGTACTGGGTTGCTGAAAACGGTGCTCCCACCGAGTCGCAACAGGCGTTTGATCAGGTGACGCTGTCACCGAAAACGGTCGGCGCGTTCACCGACTTCAGCCGCCGCCTGACCCTCCAGTCCTCGATCGATGTAGAGGCGTTCGTTCGCAACGATCTCGCCACGATCCTCGCGCTGGAAATCGACCGCGTGGCACTCCACGGCTCGGGCGCATCCAACCAGCCCACCGGCATTGCGTCCACGGCTGGCATCGGCTCCGTCGCTGGCGGCACCAACGGCGCGGCTCCGAGCTGGGCGAACATCATCGCGCTGGAAAGTGCGGTGGCGGTTGCGAACGCTGACGTCGGCAACCTCGCCTATTGCACCAACGCAAAAGTCCGCGGCAAGCTGAAGTCGGTGGAGAAAGCCACCAACACGGGCATGTTCGTGTTCACCGAGGGGTCCACCCCGCTGAACGGCTACAACGCGGTGATCACCAACCAGGTTGCCTCCAACCTGGTCAAGGGCACATCCGGCGCCGTTTGCTCGGCGATCTTCTTCGGCAACTGGCGCGACCTGCTGATCGGCATGTGGTCGGGTCTGGATCTGCTGGTCGATCCCTACACCGGCTCCACCGCCGGCACCGTGCGCGTGGTCGCGCTTCAGGATGTGGACGTCGCCGTCCGTCACCCTGAATCGTTTGCCGCGATGCTCGACGCCCTCACCACCTGATGACGGGCTGACAGGCTGGGCCTGCTTCACGGCAGGCCTGGCCTCTTTCTTTTTCTTTACTGGGGCAACCCATGAAACGAATTCTGATAACTGCGGACACCGTCTGCGGCGGCGTAGCCGTGCCTGCGTGGTCCGTGGTTGATGCGTCAGACAGTGACGCGCACGTTCTGGTGTCGATCGGAAAAGCGCGACTCGCTCCCGAAGACATCGAGGACGTTGAGCCTCGCCGCGCTCGAGCGCGCAAGGCCACCTCGTGAACTACAACACCGCCGATATGGGCGTGTTCTTTTCTGACTTTGCCGTGAGTGTCGATCCGCTCACATGGGGCACGGGCGCATTCTCCGGCATCTATGACCGCACCGAGGTTCAGGTATCTGGCGCGGGCGGCATCAGCACATCCCGCTGGCGCTCGACGATTCTGACCGACGCCGAAAACGTGCCATCGACAGCCGCGACGGGCGATCTGATTCGCGTCGATTCCATCACCTACAAAGTCGTTGATTACCAGGAAAGCGACGTCGGGCTGACGCTGATGGTTCTGGGGCGCACGTCGTGAACGTCACAGGCAACGTCGGCGAGATGACCGCGCTTATGCAGCGCATTACGGACCAGATGACGCCAGCGGCTACGTGGCGGGCGCTGGATCGCACGCGCAGCAAAGTGCGCAACCAGACGCGGCAGAGCATTTCGCGCGAGTACAAGATCCCGTCAAACGTGACCCGTGCGCGTGTCTTCAATGGCGCATCCAAGCGCGCGACGCGCAAAGCGATCAAAGCCGAGGCCGTGTTCAAGATCGGCCAGTGGGTGATTCCGGTTCAGCGACTGGGGAAGGTCACCGAGCGGAAGAAGGGCGGAGTGTCCTACGCATGGATCGGCGGGCGCACCTACGACAAAAACGCGTTCCTGATCCCCGAGCGAGGCGATGCCGTCTTCTACAGGGCGGGAGCCAAGAAGCTGCCGATCAAGAAAAAGTCCGTTTCAATCGATGGGCTGGTCACGCGAACGCTCGCGACGATCGCCACGCCGGGAAAGATTCGAGAGATATTCGATGCAGAGTTTCAGTCGACGATGAAGTACCGCGTCGATAAAGAGCTCGCGAAGTGGCGTAGGGCGAACTGATGCCGCACGTCAGAGAGCAAATCCGCAACCGATTCGCCACGCTCCTCGGCGCTCTTGCCGGTGGTCGCGTGTACACCTCGCGCGTTTACCCCGTCGACATCCTGCCAGCTATTGGCATCTTCGCGAACTCGGAAATCAGCACGCAGGATCCAGTGCTTAACCCCGCCCGCATGAATCGCGAGGTTGATGTTGTCGTCGAGATCGCCAGTGAGGCAATTGCAGACGTGGACGCGGTAATCGATGCCATCGCGTCGTCCGTCGAAACCGCCATTGCCGCAGATCCGACGATGGCTGGAATCGCGGTCGACGTGACGCTGACCGGCACCACGATGGAAATCGAAGACGCGGGTGACATCCCGCTCGCATTCGCGCGGCTCACATACCGCGCCTGGTATCGCACGACCGCCGCGAATCCCGACGCCGCGATCTAACCCCGAATCCGACGAGCCCATTCCTCCTGCCGCCCCTGGGGCGACGCGGGCACGTCGTGTTTCCCCAAGGGCACCACCACGAGGTAACTCAACATGCCATTGCTCGCTAGAAAGAAAATTCTGCTCGCGAAAGAAGAAACCACGCCGGGAACCGATGCCGCGCCGACTGGCGCCGCAAACGCGTTTGTCACGCGGAACCTCTCAATCACTCCGCTCGCGGGTGACACGATCGGCCGTAACCTCGACCAGGCTGTGCTCGGCAACGAGCTGCAGATTCAGGTCGGGCAGTACGTGCAGGTCGAGTTTGAGGTTGAAGTGGCGGGCTCCGGCGCAGCAGGGACTGCCCCAAAATACGGCACGCTGTTCAAGTCTTGCGGCTTCGTTGAGACGATCAACGCCGGCGTGTCGGCTGTCTATGCTCCGACCAGCACCGTGTCGAACTTTAAGACGCAAACGCTCCACTTCTATCACGACGGCCAACGCCATACGGTAGTCGGCGCGCGCGGCACGTTTACGGTCGACATGACGCCCGGCACCATCCCTGCGTTCAAGTTCATGTTCATGGGCTTGTACGTGACGCCGACTTCCGTTGCGGATCCCGCCCTGACTCTGACGGGCTGGCAGATCCCGCTCGCTGTGAACAAAACGAACACGCCGACGTTTTCGTTCCACGCAACAACAGGCCCGATGTACGCGTTCACGTTTGATCTGGCTAACGATCTGCAATATCAGAACGTTGTGGGCTCGGAGTCCATCCAGCTGGTGGACCGCGCGCCCGTCGGAACGATTGCAATCGAGGCGCCGGCAATCACTTCTAAGAACTGGTTCACAACGGCGCTGGCTTCCACCACGTCGTCAATGCAGCTTGTTCACGGCATTACCGCCGGCAACATCGTGCAGTTCGACGCGCCTGCGGTGGAGGTGTTCAGCCCGCGCTACGCAGAAAACGCTGGCGTATCCACGATCGAGATGAACCTCGCATTTGTGCCGTCCAGCGGCAACGACGAATTCACCATCACGGTGAAGTAAACGGCGGCGCTGGGCCACTCCTCCCAGCGACAACGTCCGGCGTGCGCGTTGACCGTGCGCGCGTCGGGCGCCGCCTCCTCAACGGTCACTTTTTCAACGGTCAGGAGTGTTCTCTATGTTTACCCTCAAGAAGTCACGCACGTTTGAATGGCCCGTGTCCGTGTTTGAGCCCGACAACGGCAAGCACGTCAAAGCCTCGTTCAACGCCACGTTCCGCGTCATGGAGCGCGACGACCTGCAGTCTCGCCTGCGCGAAATCTCCGCACCCGATCAGACATCCACCGAGCAGTCCCGCCTGATGACGGAGTTTTTGGCATCCGTCCTCGTCTCCGTTTCCGGCGTACAGGTGGCAGACGAAATCGGCGGCACCGTCAGCATGAGCAATGCCGACATCTGCGAGGCTCTCATCGCTGATACGTTCGCATCCCCCGCGCTGTTTGATGCCTATGTCGAGGGCATCGCTGGTCGCACGAGAAAAAACTGATAGACGCCGCGCTGCACCTCACCCGTGCGCGCGGCGGTGATGATGACCTCGAGGCAGACCTGCGCGACTGGGGTGTCGCGAGCGACGAGATAGCAAAACTCGTCGACGCGCAGCGGGAGCAGGCGTTCGAGGTAGAGCCAGAGAACTGGTCGGCGGTCGTTTTGTTCATGCGGTGCCAGACACAGTGGATCGTGTCCGGCATGGGTCACCGTGTCGGGCTTAGCTACGCAGGGCTTGAGGCCGCAGCCAGATTTTCCGGCGCTGAGATGACGCCGGAGCTGTTTGACCAGGTGCAACTGCTCGAACTGACCACCATCAACGAACTGAACAAGCGGACCTCGAGCCATGGCAAAACCCCTAGTCGAAGTCGCCATCGGGGCTGACGGCTCCGTCTTCGTTCGCGAGGTCGACAAAGCCACGGCTGCGTCCGCGGCGTTCGGCGCCAGCGTCAAGAAATCCGGTGATGCCGCCAAGCAAACCGGCAAAGACATTGATTCGTTTGCGGCCGACTTTGGCAAAGCAGCCAAGTACGTCGCAGCCAGTGCGGCAGCTGCCGCTGCTGGTTCTGTGCTCTTCATCAAATCCGCTATCGACTCCGCCGATGCTGCTGGCATTCTCGCCGGCAAACTCGACATCAGCACCGAGTCACTCTCGAAACTTCAGTACGCTGCGCAACTGGCGGACGTCTCTCAGGGCGCGCTTGAGGGCGGCCTGAAGAAGCTGGCGGTAACCCTCAACTCCGCTCTCGATCCCGGCTCCAAAGTCGCGAAAGTGTTTGACGCGCTCGGCCTGAGCGCAAAAGAGCTTATTGAGATCCCCGCGGATCAGCAGCTTGGCCGCATCGGCGATGCGCTTAACTCCGTGGCGAATGCCAACCAGCGCGCAGCTGTCGCGCAAATGTTGTTTGGGAAGCGCGGGCAGGAACTCCTCCCGATCCTCGCTGAAGGAACGGCGGGCATCAAAAAGTCGGGGGATGAACTTGAGCGTTTTGGTGGCGTCATCTCCGGTGATCTTGCCGCCCGTGCCGGCGAGTTCAACGACAACCTCGACCGCATCAAGACCGCCGCCGGCGGATTGGGCCTATCAGTAGCCGATCAGTTGCTCGGCCCGCTCAACGATCTTTCCAACCAAATCCTCGCGCTGGCGCAGCAGAAAGAAACCGCCGAAGGAATTGCATCTTTCATCCGCGGCATTGGCTCTGCTGTCGTCTTTACCGTTGAGACGATCGCCAACACCGGCAACGTTTTCCGATTCCTCGGGGAAGAAATTGCCGCGCTAGTAGGTGGCCCGGCGATTGGCGACATCGACCGAATCGATCAAGCAATCGCAACCCTGAAGGAGCGGCTGAAGCCAGACTCCAATGTTGGCGCCGGCCTGAACGTTGCGGGTGTTCGGGCGCTGATGATGTCAGACGAGGACCGGGCAAAGATCCTGCAGGACATCGCTCGCCTGGAGCAGATGAAAGCGGTGTCCGAGGAGCTTGTGCAATCGCAGGTCAGGGCACAGCTCGCCGCAAAACAGGCGGCAGATGCAAAAGCGGAGGATGGTGCAGCCGCGGCAGGGTATACCGGCCAGAACAAACAGTTGAAGCTAAGCGTTGACGCGCTGGCCGGCGCGCTGGCTGCAGAGACTCCGCAGCAAAAAGCCGAGACGGCGGCGAGAGAGGCGGCAACCAGAGCATCGGCAGACGCGCGAAAGGGTCTCGACGAGCTGATCCAGTCCAAGCGCATCGAGAATGCTCTACTTGGCGTGAGCGCTCGCGATCAGGCGCGCTACCGGGCGCAGCTGCAGCTGACCGAGATTGCCGCGCGCGGGAATGTCGAAGTCACCGACGCGATGCGCCAGGAGATGGACGCGCTGACCATCAGCACCTACGACACGACCGAGGCAACCAAAGCGCACGAGCAAGCCATGGCCGGTGCCGCCAAAGCGTCCAGCCCATGGGCCGACGCGCTGCAGGGCGCCGTCGAGCGCGTTGATTCCGCGTTCGTGGACATGTGGAAGAACATTGGATCCGGCTTCGACTCGTTTGCCGACTCGCTGAAAGACGCTTTCAAGCAGCTGCTGGCTGAGCTTGCCAACCTCGCCATCACCCGCCCGATCATGATGCGCATCGGTGCAGCGCTTGGGCTGGGCGGCGGCTCTGCAGGCGCGATGGCCAGTGGTGGCGGGTTTGGTGGTATTGGGTCGTTGCTCGGTGGGGCCAAGAGCTTCATCGGTGGGTTTAAGTCCGGCGGATTGTCTGGCGGGCTGGACGCGTTATTCGGCGGAGCGGGCAGCGGGTTGTCGTCTGGATTGGCCAGCGCATATGGTGGGCTTGGCGATCTGTTTGGGGCGGTGGGCCTCGACAGAATGCAGCTGCTGGCAAACGGCAAAGGGCTGGCGTATGGCTCGGCGTCTTTTGGGCAGTCACTCACAAATCTCGGGCTGGATGCTGGCGCCGGCTTGATTGGCGGGTTTGCTGGAAACAAGTTGGGGCAGGCGCTTTTTGGTGACCGCAAGACGACCGGCATAGGCTCCACGGTGGGGGGGATTGCCGGTAGCGTGTTTGGTCCGCTTGGCACCGGCGTAGGCGC